ACCGTTCTGATAGCCGTTCAGCCCAAGGTTGTAGCCCAACTGCCCCAGAGCCGCCCCGCCAGTATTGAGCCATGGCTGTTGGTTCTGCTGCTGCTGCGCCAGGTTCTGCTGCTGCGTGGCATTAGCCTGATTCGCCGCATTGGTCTGCGCCGAGGCAGCGTTCTGGCTTCCTGCGTAGTTCAGCAGAGCCGCGCCACCGATGGCAACTGCACCCCAAACGAAACTCATGACATACCCCCTTCGGCTAGCCGGTCTTCAAGAAGTGCAAGGTCTTCGCAGTTGGACGGGTTGGGGTGGACAGTCAGGAAAACGGTGTCCTCCATCGAATACAGCACCCGTTCTGTCCCCGGATGGGTCTTGAAGTAGGCAGGAGCCTCAATGGTCCGTTGCCCGTCTTCAGTGATGACCAATAGCCGCCCCCGCATGACGAAACTGAAATTGGATTCCTTGTGCTTCTTGGTGATGATCAGACAGCCCTTGGGGTTGAATACTTCCCGCTGGTAGAGACCCGGTAAGAAATGATGGGTCAAGGGCTGTTCCACTTGCGGGAACTGGCTTAGCGCCTCTTTCAGGGTGCCAATGGCATCCCTACGGGCTTCGGTGCTCCCAGCCTGCATGAGCACCTTTAAAGCCCCGATAACCGCGCTATGGGGGCCAGACTGGACGTAGGGCGCCTGGAAGATCACTAGACCACCTCAGCCACAGAACCCTGGATGGTGATGGAGGTCGCAGCACTCGCCAGAGCCTGGATGGTCCCACCCGCCTGGAGAACCTGCCCCTGGGCCTGGAAGCACTCAGCGCACTCCCCGGCAGCGATAGCCTGGGCAGATACCAGAATGTTGGACACCCCCGCCGTGCCGCCAGAAGGCACAAGGTAGACCGTGAAGGTCAGCGCCCCTGCCGTGCTGTTGGTAAAGGTCAGTTTCTTGACGATGCTCTTGGTGTTCGCCGGGGCCGTGTAGTAGGTCGTAGCCGTAGCGGCAATCTGGGCAGCGGTGATGGTCTTCGGGGTGACGCTCATCTAAACTCCGATCAGGTAAGGAAGATGACCCAGGAAAGGTTGATCTCAGTGGTGCTGGCGATGGTCGGGAGGTAGACAGTCCCGCCTGCCGAGTAGACGCTAGAGAGCGCACCGACGATGGAACCCGCACAAGCTGAGATGACCGAGTTACGGGCAGCGGAGAAGGCAGGACCCGTGATCGTTGTGGATGCTGCCGTTGATGTCAGCCCGGTCCCGGTGATCTTCACAGCGCAAAATACGAGGTTGCCCGTCTTGATCCACTTGGCCGAGTAAGCAATGCCCGTCCCGCCTAGACTCGTTGCAGTTGGTGCCCATGTCCCCTCAGTGGAGATGGGCTGATAGGTTGTGGCAGCGATAGCGGTGGTCAGATAGGCAAGCAGGACACTCTTAACCCACCCCTTGTCTGAGTCGGCAGGCCACATATCCTGGTCAGCGGGTGCCGGTCTTTGGGGGGCATCGAACAGGCTCAGAGCATCCACAGAGGCACGAGCCGCCTGGTCAACGGTCTCTGAGGTATCGGCCAGTATCTCGGCATCATCAGCGGGGGTAGCGACATACCCGCCCATGCGCCTGATGAGGTTCTGTGCCCACATCAGCAAAGCCCCGGACGGGTCGAGCGTATTCATCACATAGGCAGGAGGGGGAGGCAGGAAGATAGCCTGAGCCGTTGACTGGGTAGCCGCTGAACTGTTCTGAACCACTTGGACCGTAGACGTGCCTGTTGATGGGTCTGGGATGGCCGTAGACACAGCCCCGCCAATCGTGGGCACATTGCCCCACCCAGCAGGGCCAAGCAGCCCCTGCTCATTGGACGGTTGCAGAATCCCAAGCATTAGGCAGCTCCAGGCGTGGCGGTCAGTTCAGCGCCAAGGATGGCAACCGGAACGGGATCAGTAATGCGGATCTCAAAGACCCGATTACGGGCAGATCCGAGACGGTCCCAAATGACTCGCTTATCGAAGATGCCGATTTGGCCGAGACTCCGGGGCTTGGCGTTGCTCCAGGAGTTCCCAAAATCATCCGAATACCGCAGCTCAACCGTGGGATCACTGGCGTAGGTCACAGCACCATCTAGGCCGGTTCCGACACGGCACATGAGTTGGAACCGGGTGAAGAACAGCCGCTTGCCGTCAGCCGAGAGGTGTGGGGCTCTGCGAAGCCTGACGATGTTCTGACCGTTGTCCGTATAGACCGAATCATCCAGCGCATAGACGTTGGCATTGGCATAGTCGCCCACCACATGAGTCTGGAACCCGAAGGTGTAGCATCCGGCCCGATGCCTCTGGAGGTTGCCATCGGTCCCGAGATAAGCCCGCTCATGCCATAGACCAGTAGACATGTCATAAACCCAAGTCGTATTGGCATTGGGGAAGTTCAGGCAATAGAAGGCGTGGCCGTTCTCCTGATAGGTCCAAGCCGTTGCAGTGCTGATGTCGCCATAGTTCTGAATGGCGTTCTCGACGGCATGGTTGCTGATTCGCTTCGGCTGATAGCCCACGGCCATCCAGACCACGCCGTTAGCATTCGGGCCAGCCCCCACCCATGCCACTGTATTGCTGAACTTCATGGCCGTCTGAGGGGCGATGCAGCCGTATTCGATGAAAGCACCGTCAATACGGGAGAAGGTGGTATCAGCACCGGAGTTCCACCACACCTCAACCGTGCGGGAACCCATGGCCCAAACCTGCCGCTGGTTCACAACGATGGCAACCGTGGCATCCGGGGAGCCTTCAGCGGTCACGAAGTTCAGAGCATCCCAGGTCAGACCGTCGTAGGCGTTGCTCCAGCAAAACTGGCCGGTTCCGGGGTTGTTAACGATGAAATACCCATCCTGAAAGCAGACCGTGTTGCCACCTGGGAAGCCCGCAGAGGTGATCTGGGTAGATGTCCCGGTAGATAGGCTGACGACGTAGCCGTTGCCACCGTCCACGATGATGAGCTGTGACCCGTTATCGGCCATGGAGACCGCGCCGGAGTTGGTGTTGAGGTTCCCAACCTTGGTGAATACCCAATTCAGGCCGACCTGGTAGACCTCAGACCCGGAGATGATGCACATGCCACCAGTGCTGGTGACATAAATCCCCCGGATGGGGCCAGATCCGCAGGTTCCAAGCAGTCGAAGGCCGGGAGTCATCACCAAAGCCCCGATTTCCCCGTCAGTGGAGCCTTGGGCCTCGTTAACCTGAGGGAATAAGTTCACACACCTTTGGCAGTCTAGGTTGACCGTCTGGAGCGTGTAACTCCCGTTGATGAACCCCGGAATCCGGCCCATTAGTAAGCCCTGAAACGAGGTGCAGAGGTTCCCTTGGGCTTCATCTTGTCGGCCTTCTTGGCGAAGATGGCACGGTCCTTCTCAACCTTGGCCAGCAAAGGCTCAGGCTTAGCTGGAGGCGCAATAGGAACCACAGCAGGCACCTTGGGCAGCTTGGCACTCTTGGGAGACTTGATCTTAGCCATGACTACCCCAGAACATAGCCGCGAGACCGCAGCCAAACAGAGTTAGCGCCACCATTCCCGTTCAGCGTTTCGTCTACGCTCCGGTAGGTGGCTTCATAGTTCATGTTCTTGACCCGCGCCTTGGCCGCATTCGCCAGCGAAGCCGTGGAAGGGTTGGGTTCCTTACCGTAGGACGCTGCCAGCCTTACTGCGAGGTTGTAGACGATGGCATCATCATATCCCTGGGGCAGCGTCACAGTGGCGTTTACGTCAGCGAATGCACCAACTTGGCCCCACAGGTAGAGGATCACCTGATTGGCCGTGGTGGGGATGGGCCAGACGGTGACAGTGTTCAGCGGATAGTTGCCGTTGCACCAGATGCCCGTTGGAAACGTGCCGGTGACCGTCTTGACCGTGGTATCCCGCCATTCCTCATCGTTGAAGATCGTCAGCGGGACCTCAGCCCCATTGACCATCACCGATGCCATGTCGATCTGACCGGGGCGAACAGCGTAGGGAGTCGCCCAAACACCGCCCACGCCCAAGGTATAGGTGGGAGTCGAGGCCACAAGATTGAAGACCGTCCGGTCCACTGTGTAGACCATTAGATCGTCATTGGCCCAAGCCGACATCATGCGGTTAAGCGTCCTCAATGCAAAGGACGAAGTATCGGCATCCATCGGAGCGCCGGGGTCAATGACCCCAATCTCAGTTAGTGCATCGGCTAGAAGATCCCTTACTACGGTCATGCAGCCTCCTTACGGGGTCTTCCGCCCTTGTTCTTGGGGGGATCGACCCGCGCAGGCTCATCAGGGACAACCGGAGAATCAAGAGCCGTGGTCAAGTGCCAGCCCTTCTCATCCCCTGCATACCGCACGGCATAGTCCCAAGTGGGACACAGAACGGCACCGTGTTCTTTGT